GGAACCAATGACACCAATCGTCTTCGTCGCTGCCGGTGCAGGCTTCGCGGCAGGCGCGTTGGTCGCGGTTGATGTTCCGGGCGTTCCGCCAATCTGCGCCTTCGCTTTCTCGCCCAGAAACCCCTGTATCTGTGCTGCTGTCGCTCTTTGTGCCGGGTCAGCGGAATACTGGAAGTTCGCGGCGTAAGATAGTAACTGACCAGGCGTCAGGTCCGCTTGTGCGCCTGATTTCTGTATGAGACGAATCTGATTCTCTCCAACCCAAACGGCTTTGATACCGCTGGCTGTTGTCATTTCCGTTCCGATACGCGCTTTTCTTGTATCAGCCACAGCTTTCGCTGCGTCCACCGGCTTGTAAATGGTCTGCACGCCCTTGTCGGTGATGCGAGTTTCCAAGGTGCTTTGGCCAAGCGCCCGACTTGCTTCCGCAGCGGTTGTGGCTGCGATGCGCTCGTTCTCCTTGCGTAACTGAGCGGCTGATTCTGCCGTCGAGAGTGCTTGGAGCAGCGCAGGCGGTGGCATCTGCCCGCGCTGCGTGTATTGCCCTGCTGCACCGGCAATCTGTGCGGCGGCTGTGGCATCGTCCTTGGCCAGTGTCGCTACACGGTCGGAAAAGCTCTTGACGCCCGACACGACGACTTTGGCTTGCACGCTCTGCGAATCGCGCAATCGCAATAGGTCAAGGTTCTTGTTCCATTCAGTCGTTCGTGCTGTTGGCCATTCCGCTTGCATCCGGCTCTCAACGGTCGGATGTTCCTGCAACCATTTCGGGATTTCAGCGGTGTCCTGGGCAGTCAACTTTATCTTGGTCGCGTTCATCCCGATTTGCTGCTGCATCTCCTGAAGCTGAAGACCTGTGTGTGCAGCATTCAACTGGCCCTGCTGGACCTTTATTTTCCACGTCGGATCGAGGAAATTCAGGTGCGCTTCGGCTACACTCTGCGGCAAGTCGTGCAGCCACATCGAGGCACGTTCTCCGAATCCAGGGCTTTCTCCACCAGCCGCCTCTTGTTTCTTCACGTCATCGCTAACCTTCGTCATGGCTATGAGCGGACTGGCGGCAAGCTCTCCAAGGATGCCGCCGAGCAGACCTTTGTCATTGGATGCAGTCATTTGCTGCAACCACGCTGGCGGGGACACGTTGAAGATGTCAGCCATGATTAGTCATAATATTCCCAGGTCCTCATGCTGGTATGCGTCATAAAATAGTTGTCTTGACCTGTGTACGTCTCTCGATAGTCGTCTTTCAATTTTGCGATTTCATTGAACCACTTTCGCATTTGCCTTTTGTTCGGTTTCGGTTGGCGCTTCTCGTTTTCTATGAGAGCCAACAGTTCATTCACTTTGGCATCCGTGTCTTCTGTACTAATGTCAGCCACAATAGTTTATGCATTAAACCGGACACACTTCAAAAATGCACTTTGGCAAAGTGTCTCAATTAACAAAAATGTCCGATTGGCAATAAGCATTACTGATTAGCTTATTTAGATTCTTTATCTGTAACCTCTTACATATACTTCTTAACCCAATTATCCGTTCCAATAGCATTTGGATCGTTTCCCCATTCGCCCGTGCTTGGGTTCCATGAGTTGTTGTTGTACGGACCGCCTTCGTTGGTGGGGTTATCACCGATTGGATTAGCTCGCCAATCCGATGCCCTCCAATTAAGTCCGCCTCCCCCGCCTCCGGTGTTACCACCGCCAACAGTTCCGAAGCTGCCGGGAGTGCTGTACGGATTGGCTTTCACTGCGGTTCCGCTGTAAGCCGCCATCGCCCGGTAAACGAACTGCTTCAAGTCTTCCGCCCACGGCGCGGGCATCGCCTCGATCTGATTTTTTAACCATTGTTGCTGGTATTGCACATCACGTTCCTGGGTTGCGGCTGCGAATTGTTGCTGCGGCGTGATGAACATGCCGGTGAACAATGCCTGCGACGGTGAGTAAAGCTGTTCCATTGATCCTATCCACGATTGCGCGCTGCCCAGACCTTCTTTGGTGAGACCAAGGCTCGTCAATCCAAGGTCGCGTGCGACCAGGTTGCTTGCGGCCCCGGTCCCGGCAAAGCCACCCGTGAGAGCGCGGCCTGCCCCTTGGCGTTTAACTTCTTGGCTCACGTCGTATGGAACCTCGCCACGCAACAAGGCGTTGATATTGGTCGATACCTGCCCGCGCATACCGGCAAAGCCCGGTATGGCCATCTCCATCATTTTGTTAATTTGATCCTGGGAGAACGTGGCGAGCTTGGCGGCATCAGGCGCATTGGCAAGATTCGCTTCGGTCGCCTTGCGCTGTTCTTCCGGCAACGAAAGCTGTGGAACATCTGGGACGGTCGGTTTGGAACCTACTAAGTCGGTCCAAAAGCTCATAAGAAGTTCGCCACGGGTCGCACGGTGCCAATGTTTGCGCCTTTGAAATTCACACCAACCTCACGGCCTTCGCCCAAGGCCCATTCGACCTCGTTATCAAGTTCCTTCACGGCCAGCGCCTCAAATGCCATCGCACGTTGTATGTCCGCATTGTTCACGGCTTCCTCATACGTCTTGACCGCGACCGCCATGTTTTTGAGCGCCGGAATATTGCCGATAAGCAGAACGTCGGTGTCCTTGACGACCGGGAAGTATTCGAGACGACCTATGATCTCGACTGGCGTCGTGGTGCATCCGCCGCCTGTCTGCGGTTGGGCGATTATACTTGGGAAATAAAAACGTGCGTAATTGGGCACCGTCTCGAAGTACTGATACGACCCGATGAGCCGTGACGTGGCCGCAGTCGTGTCGCGTTCGTAAAGCCAAACTTGGCCTTCACGAGCGTCAAGGAGCTGGATGCCCGTAATCCCGCCGTCGAAGTACTTGGTCGTATCGGTCCCTGGCGACTGGGCCAGCAACACCGTCTCGCCGTCCTGCCATACCCCACCTGGCGAGGTGCGTATCCAATTCCCGTTCTCGTCGTATCCGAGGCACAACACGCGCTTGCCAATGTCAGCCGACACGTCGCACACAAGGCGCAACTTCTTCGTCGTGCCGCGAATGTCCGCGAACGTCGGGAACCAACCACGCAAGTTGGCTTCGGCAACGCCGCACCCGCCGCCACAGGTGCAACCGCTCGCAGTAGAACAAGAGGCGTTGCGTGGGCCGAGGCCGTTGGAGAGGAATTCAAAAAAAAGATCGTGACTTGGGACAACTTGGCCACACACGGCCACGCGCTCTATCGAGGCGATTTGTGGTGGCAAACTGATACATCCGTCAGTTGCACACATTCGGAATCGGCCATACGTGCCAATCCAAAGTGCTTTCTTCAACAGTCGCTCGACTGCTTCGTTCACCCAAGCCAGCAGCCGTGGATCGGTCGGGCACACATTGAGAGCAGCCGGAATTCGACTTGCCTTGACCTGAGCGAACGTGAGCTTGGTCATGTGATGGCGTAGAAAATCCTAGCGGTCCGCTGGAGCAAAAAACCTACGACGTAATTCGGTAAATTGTTGTGCCCCTTAGCGACGGTCGGCGGTGTTCCGCTCGCTGGGTCGCCTCCGGTAGAGCCGGTCAAAAAGCTGGGATTCTGCACAGTGAGTTCGTCGGTTGTATTGATTCGGTTGTCGTGGTTTGTGGCGTCCCCGGCATAGATTGGGAAAGAGTGGGTGTGCGGCGGGATTTCTTCGAGGGTGAGCACATGATTTTCTTCGCCGCCCGTGGTGCCTTGGGCAAGGACGACGCCGCTCGGAAGTGTACCAGCAGCAATCGGGAACTTGGCGGCAATCACAACGCCGTCGCTGTTCTTGGCCAATCTCCATGTTGGCCCCGATATGGCGCTTAGGGCCAAAGCATCCCCGCCGTCGAAAGTCGTGAAGTCAGGGGCCGTGTCGAACCACCACTGGGTCAATCCAGGCACCAATGGATGCAGCGAGAGCCAAGCGCCAGAAGCGAACCAATAGACGCGCTCCGGGCGACCGAATTGGTCCAAGCGCAGCCAGAGAGCAGTTTGGTCAGTCGGTTTGGTGGAAGAAACGACGACGCTTGTTGCGCTGGAAGCTGGACCGATACTGACTGACTGAGCCGCAGAGAACCCGTTCAAAATGGTTTGAAAATCAGTCGGACAAAATCCGATTGGTAGCTGACCGGGAATGACGGGCAGTTGCATATCAAGAACGGGCTATCTCATATTGAAACCAAGCGGACCCGCAATCCGGCACTGCAATGCAGGTGGCTTCGCTTGGCGGGCATTGAGCGGTCATCGCATCTGGCAAAACCCGCGTGTGCGGTCGGAACTTGCGGAGCCGAAAATGGCCAGTGCCCTCGAACCGAAATTGGAAAGAATAGCCGCGATTAAGAGGCATGGCACTGATGGTATTGCACGCTTCAGACGGTTCAGGCAAGAGAATCCGTGCGGCGTAACTTCGAGCATTGGGCTTCCAAACGACGCAGGTGTACGGCGCAGGCGTTGGAATCGTGCATTGGCTGACGCTGGCACAGAGATGAATAGTGGCCCAGGTCGTCCAGCCGGGGTACTCATCCGGTCGGAACTTCACGACCAGCGTTATCTCGTCAACGATCTCATCCAGGTAGAGTTCAGCCAATCGAAGCTGCGTAAGCTGGTTGTACTCGAAGCGTCGGCTTTCAAGCACGCTTTGAATCGGCGTGCGTACCAATGCGCTGTTGATGCCGCTGACCGATACGTAAGTGTCGTAATAGCCATTGCCCTCTGGAAGCAGTTCCCACAATTCAATGAGATTGTCGGCGGCTGCGTTCAGCACGAAAGCGAAACAACGCTCGTGATGGTCAATACGACCACGGAGGACCTGCAAAACCTTCAAACCGCTGTTCAGTCCTTCCCAGATTGGCGGTTGTTTGCCCCGCATCGAGGACAGACTGTCGAAATTGATTGAAACAAGGCCGTCGTGCGTGATGCCGCCAGCGGTCAGGTTAGGACTGACGGTTAGCAAGAGCCGGTTATTGAACAACGCCGCGCTGCCGTAAAAGAGCAGATTCGGCGTGTCATTATTTAGAATGGGACCGACTTCATGGGAGAGTGGCGTATTGCCAGGAGCAGTCGTGTCTCGGCGCGCGACGATGAATGAGCGCACACCGTCCCCGGAACGATACCACATGTCATTGTTCACAGGGACGGTGGCGCGCGGTGACAAGGGGCCATAGTCCAACAGAGAAATTGTTTGAATCGGGTAAGTGAGATTCTTCCAGGTGGCGCGATCCACGGGCGCGTTGACGCTCACAACGCTGTTTGTTGTGCTAACCAGCAACGGCCCGATCCCAAGAGCCGTGTCGATGGTCGCCAGCGGCAACATAGCGGTTATCTCACCGGCGTTATTCGGCACAGCAAAGAATCCGCCTTCATTTAGGAAATCGTTCTCGCTGACCTTGAGGATGGCATCAACACCGCCCAATGACGGCGTGCCGCTTGGCCCATAAACAATGTCGCCAGCGCCAAACGTGCGCCGGTCAGGGAGCGCGAACCAGATGCGGCCCCACGCATACACGCCAAGAACGCTGGACGGGATTTCGCCGACGTTGGCTTGACGCGCTGATGAGCCGTCGAAAAAGACGGGTTTTTGCTGATTGGCGAATGCAACGACGTAAATCTCGGCTTGGAACAAATGGACAAACAGCAGGTCCGAAGGATTGGCGAGCACTTGCGTCACCTGTGCTCCACCGCTTGTGATGGGTGCGCCAACTGCCACCGTCGCGTTGGCAGCACCGGCCCCGTAAGTGAGCAACAGTGCATTGACGAATTTGTTCGTTACCGTGTACGTGCCGCTGTCAATCACGAGCACTTGGCCAATGGCAAATGGCGTTTCGCTGCTGACGCTGACCATGACGGTGGCTGCCGGTGCCGGCACTGTGAAAGTCGCGGTGACAACGACGTTGAGAATCGGCGTCACGTCCTTGACCATCGCAGGCCCGTTCGGGTTTAGCGTGATGTAATAGAGATGCCCGCCAGCAGCCAAAACGATCCCTTGTTGCGCCAAAGTCTCGTACACGAGTGCGCCCTGGAACCGGGTGTGGATGGCCGTGTCAAGCGGGCGTCTTATCCACGGCGGGCGTGTCTTAACAAGATCGCCGCGAAACGAGAGGTTGGAAGCGAAAGCGCACTGGTCAGGACCGATAAGAGATGCGTCAGTGCCGAAGTCCATTCCGCCGCTCTGGACACTGAAGCCCGTAAGCAGCCGTTCGGAATCGACGTTGACGGGCATGGGCTATTTTGCGACCACGAGCTTTTTCCCGCCGTTCACATCGGCATCAATGCGGGTATTCGGGATGAAGCAAAGAGATTCAGATAGAGCGTAACTGCCATCTTTGTTGAGTTGCTGGGTCGTCGTTTGCACCAGACACCCGCTCTCAAGTGACATTGCCGTTGTCGATTTAGTCCAGCCTTCAATCGCACTTGAGGATTTGCAGAGCAATTGAAAAGTAGCTGCATTACCAACATAAATGACATCAGAAACGGACTTTGCCGTCGTTGCCATATTAAGGGTAGGAAACCTCAGTGATACGCGCCGAGATGACCCATCGAATCAGGGTTGCGGCTGCGCCTGTAACGGAAATTTTCAAAGAATCGTTTCCATTGTCGGCAGCGACTTGAAGACCAGCGGCGACTCCCCACGTTCCACCGCTGCCATCGGCGATTACTACGGGGACAATGGCACCGCCAACAATCGCTGTTGTTCCGCCATTGTTATGAATCAGTCCTTCCGCTTTCCACGCGACATCCACACCGGCGCTGGACCGTCCGACGGCAAGGATTTGAAAAGCCCATGATTTTCCGACTGCGATAGAGGCGCGTTCACTGGCGCTAGACCCGTCAAGGAA